TGCACTGGCACTCGTGTCAGTAACAACAACATCAACTGTTATGTCTGAGGATGTTATATTTGATACAGTCAATCCTATAACTGTAGAAGTAGTAGCAGAAGGTACAGTATAGACACTTGTTTGGCCAGTGCCTATTGCTGAACTAACTGCATTTTTAAATGTATTAGCCATGTTTGTTTCCTTATCCTAATGCAATAGCCATAGCGATTGGGTCATCTATTGACGCATAACGTGCATCACTCTGTGTTTGTGTGTAATGATTAGCTAGTTCAAAAGCACCATACGCAACAATATCTACAATGTCTCCTGCAGTAGCACCTGACGATAATATTATAGCAGTTCCGTTAGTAGCTGTAAAGTCTGTACCTGCTAAAAGTTTAACACCATTTAAATACACATCAACAAAACCTACATCATAACTTACAGTAAATGAGGTTTGGTTAGATGTAGCAGTGGCTACAGTACGTGAAGAAGTTCCATTTACTGTAGAACCTGCATTCTTCCAGACACTGCCTGTATATACTTTTATTTGTTCTGCTGTAGTATTGTAGTATAAAGCACCTGTTATCAGTGCATTACCATCATTGTCTACTGTAGGATCACTAGATTTAGAGCCTAAGTAACGATCATCAAACTGATCATATGAACTAGCAGCAGAAGCAGCAGAGGCGGCAGCAGCCGTAGCACTAGCTGCAGCAGCAGCAGTCTCACTAAAGGTACTATCAATGTAGCCTTTTGTCGCCGCATCTGTAGAGGCAGTAGGTGTAGCAAGACCAGTTATCTTACTGTTGCCCATAGCTATAGCACCTGTCATAGTGCCACCCGCTAATGGTAACTTAGTTGCAATACTGTTTGTTATGGTAGTGCTAAAGTTAGCATCATCACCAATAGCTGCAGCTAATTCATTAAGAGTATCTAATGCTCCTGGTGCTGAGTCTATAAGACCAGCAACTTCAGAATCTACATAAGCTTTTGTTGCAGCATCTTGAGCGTTGGTAGGATCAGTTACAGCCGTAATCTTATTGCTGCCCATATCAATAGTGCCAGACATATCAATGTCAGCAAAAGTAGATGTACCAGAAGAAGTTACGTTACCTGTAAGATTTCCTACTACACCACCATTAGCAGTGACAGTACCTGTAAAAACAGATGTACCAGTAACCGCTAAAGTAGAACTAAGAGTAGCTGCACCTGTAACACCTAGTGTACTACTCAGTGTAGTTGCACCTGTTACAGCTAAAGTACCACCTATTGCATTTGTACCTGTAGTGCTCATGTTGCCGCCTACAGATAAGTTACCTGTGACTGCACCATTCTCATCTACTTGTAATGTATCAATGGTAGCTGTACCATCAATATGCAAGTCTTGCCATTCGTGAGTAGAAGAACCAAGATCATACGTACCATCTGCACTAGGTATAAAATCAGAGGCTGCTCTAGCTGTATATGTTACAGTATCACTTGTGGCATTACCAAGTACCGTATTACCATTGACCGTAAAGTTTCCTGTGACTGTACCGTTCTCATCAACTTGAAGAGTATCAACAGTAGCAGTACCATCCAAGTACAAGTCTTTAAACTCTAAGCTAGATGTACCAAGGTCAATGTCATTATCTGTGACAGGAACTATAACACCGTCTTGAAAACGTAACTGCTCTACAGCAGAACCACCTACCTCAACAAATAAACCAAAAAGATTGTTAGTCTGATCTACTGTAAAGTAATTCTTTTTATCTAAGTCAGCAATAAACGGAACATAGGAACCTTCATCAGAGGAACCATCATGCCTATGACCTGTTGTGCCTGTGTCACTTTGCGTAAACGCATCTCGTAGCTTATCAAACTCTGCATTGATTGGGGCAGCACGTACAACGGCTGTAGGTACAATACTAGCTACCGACTGTCGTGAGTATCCTGATCCTGCCATATTTTATCTCCTGTCTCCTACGCCATACGTAATACTATAAGCTTGAATAGTATGGCTAGGTTGGTCTGAGTTGGTAACATATCTAATTGAAACGGACTTACCTGATCCTGAAACATTGGTTGAACGAATGGGTGATGGATTACCATCATAAATTTCTGCTGCGTCATATGTGGCACGATCATAGTAAGCTGCCGCACCTGCTGTAGTAAAATCAAAATCAGTGGGATTTAAAATATCAGTATCTCCGTAATCATATTCTATGCCCATAATAACGTTAAGGATACCTTCAGCCCTTAAATAAGTATTTACACTATGTATATTTTTACGTACTTCAGGATCATCCATGTAGACGTAGGGGGTTTGGAATAAGCTAAAAATGTTACTGCCATTAAAATTATTTCCATCTTCTTGGCGATAAACAAAACCGTTTGAATCCCCGTGAATTACAAACTCTTCATCGCCAATGTAACCACTATCACCACAGTTTACTTCAATACCTACAAGTTGTCCAAATTCAAAACCTGCCTGTGTGCTAACACCACTACGACGAATACCACCAATTAGGCCAAGAGAATTTTGATCTGCGAAAAATAATCTAAACTGAGATTTCTTTTTAACTATGATAGTACGAATAGACGCCAAATCTTCTTGGTCAATATAATCTTCAAAGATAGATTGAATTGGCTTAGACAGTGTAGCTAATTCAATATCACCAATACGATCTGTGCCAGATACAGGACGTAAACCGTCAGGGGCTAAAAATACAATCTCACCGTTAAACTCTGCAACACTATCAGGTGCAATGCAACCCAAGTTGTTTGTGACATTTTGTAATACAAAGTTAGCTTGGTTGTCACCAACAAGGCGTTTAATATTATTTGTGCCAAATATAAATAGTTGATCACGAAAGGCTTTAATCTGTACTACCTTAAAACCTACATTGATTACTCCTGCACCTGCTGCAGGGTCAAAATTAGTTTCAGCTATAGGTGCACTAAAATATAAGTTATATGGTTCTGCAGGATCACCCGCTAAGAATAAATGGTTTTGAAATGCTGCTACAAGTGTAGGGTCCGTAGGTGCTTGTGTATGTGTAATCTGTGTATACGTAGTTCCATCATATGTAGCTGCAGGGTTTATGCCATCTACTATAGCAAACTTAGGTGCACCCCAGTTAAAACTTTCAAACCTAACTTGACTTACACCTGTCATAGTAGGGGAACCTGAAGTACTTACAGTTTGCCACCCTTTAACTGCAGGGGTAGATTGTACTGTGCCTGTAGCAGTTGATGTACCGCCTGTTAGGATATTACCTGTAGCAAATACCTGTTCAGGTAATTTACCAAAGTTAATTACAAGAGCGTTTGCAGTCCTAGATATAACTGTTCCAGTAGCAGCTACACCTGAATCATCACTTGAACTAGCTACACCTGTAACTGTTTCTCCTACACTAAATCCAGCACCTTCTCCTGAAGCTAGTGTGACATCGTAATAATGATTGTACCAGTGTAGATAGTTATTACCTGATGCAGGTTTACGGCACCCAAAAATACCTTGATTAATATCAGGTGAAACATGTAATCCTAAGACAGGACTATTAGCTAATCCTGTAAGTTCACCATATGCGTTTGCATACCCTGAGATACGACGATAGCCACCGTTAAGAGATGGCTCATAATTAATTATGCGATAAGCTGAACCCGCAAATTGCGATCCATGTGTAAGTGGATCTACATTGTTAATAAGCCCACCACTGCAAGGAACAGCAAATGTAGATAAACTATCTGCCATTATTGTGCGCCTGTATTCACATTAAAATGTCTATGTGCTATTACTGTAGATGTAATATAAGCAGGACTGTCTAACAATAATCTACGCATAGTATCTATGCCATTTTGAAAATTCTGTTGGTGTATAGCTGCGCTTTGTTCATTACTACGGAAACGCATCATGTACATCATTGCACCATCAATAAGTACATGTTTAAATCTATCAGGTATAATTGATACATCATTAAATTCTGTTAAGTCACTAGGAAAAGACCAATAGCGATATTCAATTTCATATGCAGCATCTGGTAGTGGCGTAACACCAAACTTACGTTCTTCTGTCTTATATATGTATTGAGGTGTAGTATACCCACTTGTACCTGCAGTATCTTCACTAGGTCTTTGTTGACGTAAGTAATCTACATATGTAAGAACTGTAAGTTTTTTAGGTTGATTATCTTTAGAGGATAGCTGTTTTAGATAAAAAGAATCCCAATCAACTTTTGATACATCTGCTTGCCAAGCATACTTGCCTGTACCTGCAGATAATGTTTCTGTGTATGTTGTAATTAAAAAAGGCCACTCTTGAGATGTCTGTAAAATTTCACGGGTACTAGAGTTTATTGCATCTTTGGCAATTGCTTGTAGATTACGTACATCTCCAAAACCATCACCTGCTGTATCAAGTGTGGTTTCGTTTATTCTGCGAAGTAGTTCGTTTACAAGTGCAACATACGTAGCCATAATAGTACCTTTAAATAAGCCTTAAGGGGCCAGTTTCCCAGCCCCTCAAAGTATTTTAGTTATGCAAGCAGATCACGATCTACTTCTGCAGCTGCTTTGGTAGCACCCATTGGGGCGTACACTACGAAGAACTTAAACGAACCCGCTGAAGGTGCGTTAGATCCCGCAAGCTTTGCAGTGATAACTGTGTCAGCAGCAGTAACATTAGTGATACCGTTTACCGAAGTAGTGGTAGCAGCCAATGTTTTAGCACCATTGATGTCGGCAGTGCCGAGTAAATCAATGTCACCACCTGTGACACCAAAGCTTACTGCATTAGCACCACCAATGGTAGCTGCCGCAGTACACTCAGCGCCAGCAGCAAGAACCACACAATTGTCTGGAACTGTACCAATGTCGTGAGTTGAGCTAGTTGTCAAGTCACCGTGAGCAATCACGGCTGTCTCGATACGAACTGGAGATTGTAAAGCCATTTCTATGCCCCCCTTACGCTGCGTTATATTTGGCAGTTACGATTGCTTCAGGGCGAAGAATCTTACGGCCATATAGATGCATACCACGAACGATGTCAGCGAAGCTGTCAGGGTCACGATATGTTTCGGTTTTGTTGATCTGCTCAGCAGTAGCAACTGCAGAGTCATGACCAGCTACGATAACACCATAGTTAGTGTTTTGGTTTGCAGAACCTGTTGTACCTGAACCCGTACCTACAGATGGTAGGTTAGATGAAGAGTACACACGGAATCCGTGCAGGTTGTTAAGAACCAAACCATTACGAAGTGCACCAGACTCACCGTAATCTGCATTCAGAAGACGTGAATCTTCGTCTGCCATGATTTCCATGAATACTGGATCTACAACCAGCCAGCGTCCTTGCTTATCAACTTGTTGTTGGTCAAGCAAACGAGCCATACGAGCTACAACCATTGCTGGTGAAGCTGTTGCTGTTGGTAGTGCAGTAGCACCCGGCAAACGAGCAGCCACTGGGATCGAATGATCTGCAGCAGAACTAGTTGTAATATTGCCGAAGCTATCTTTACGCAACTTCATTGATGTCAGCAATTCGTCTGAACCTGCAGTAGTTACAGCTTTAGTACCATTTACTTGGTCATTAACTGTATCTGCATCTGCATGTAGAGCAGACTGTTTGAAACCTGACAAGTAACCAAGAACTTCTTGGTCATGCTGGTCAGCCAAACGATAAGCTGCACGATTGGTTGCAAGATCCATAAAGTTCACATGTGAGTGAGCTTCTTCGATATCATCAATTTTAAAGGCAAAGTAGTTAGCTTTGTCTACAACCAATGAAAAATCTTCATCGTCAAGATCTTGTGCTGAGATCTGTGTACCACGAGCGTAGCTGCTTACGGAAATCTCAGGTTCTTTGATAATTTTTACTGTATCACCTTGGGCAGAAATCTCCCCAAAATAATCAGAGTTGGTGATGTCACCACATACTGTGCTCTTGCGGAAAGCAAGTTGCACTTTTTTGGAGTAGATTACGGAACTAAAGTTACCGTTAGGTAAGTTACCGTGTCCTCCTGCTGATGTAAAAGCCATAATAAATCCTCCTGATAGTTGGCTTATCTAAAAGCTAATACCAATAAGAGGCTGTTACATTTTCTAGGGTGCGTGAAGCTAACAGTCGGCCAACCGTTAGATGTACGGGCCTATACTTGAACAGGTAGTTCTCATACGTTTAGACTTTATTGAAAATTGGGTTAGAACAAAAGGTAGTCATATAGAGGCTTTTGTTCTATGTCCCTAGTTATACTGTTGCTTTTTTATTTGTCAACAGTTTATCTGGCATTACCAGACACGTCATAGACAAATTTACCATTGCGCATTGCTTTGTTAATTTCGTCTGCACGTTCTTCAAATTCTTT